TAACATTCTACGAGGGCAGCATGGATTACCCGAACGAACAAATGAACAGATAATAAATGCGATTTCGGATAAACTTTCTTCCTTAACAACTTATCGATGGATGGATGAAATATAGTATATGTATAATTTCACAACATAATTAATTCTAATTCTATAAAGGAGAAATGATGAAAATATCACTACAAAATCCAATTTTAAGTTTCCAAGGCGAAAATTTACCAGAAAGAGTTTTGGGAATAAACTCAAACAACCCACTAAATCTAGGAACTGTACTCATTACTGCCTTAGGCGCTAATTACACAGATGAGAAAAATCTTCCTGGTAGAGAAAAAGTAGAAAGATATCGACTGGCCGTAAAATTGGTAAATAATACAGAAGTAGAGCTTACTTCCGAAGAAATCACTTTATGCAAGAAATTAGTAAGTAAACTTACTGGTTCTCTTATTTACGGTCAAGTGGACGCCCTACTTGAGGGAAAACCGACGGGCATTAAGCAGAAAGTAGTGAAGAAGGAAGAACCTAAAGGAGATGGAGATTAATTTTCCAATATATTTCTGCCGGGATTGTGGCGCATTTTTTGAAGACCCGGATATAATTCAACTTGAGTACCAACTATTGATTTTATGTCCAATTTGTAATAGTGAAAAAACGGAGAAGTACATTATTGAATAGAAAATGATAGTAACCAAGAAAGAATTATCTCCAACAATTGAAGAAGTTCAGCATTTGGGAACGATAATCCCTTTCTATCTGCCTTTACCCGGCGGACAAAGCAATTATCACCGTTCTCAAGCAACCATTAGATGGTTATTTGGAGGAAATAAATCAGGAAAAACTTTTAGTGCAATGGTAGATTTGGGAATGGTTGCTTTGGATGTTCATCCTTTTAGGGAGATAAAAAAATCAGGAGTTATTTGGGTTTGTTCCGAAACGTGGGAAATGGTACGGGATAACTTATGGGAACATTATTTATCCGATATCCTGCCTCCGGAACAAATTACAAATATCAAAATGGATAGGGACATCCCTAAGAAAATCTACTTACGAAATGGACATACTATTGAATTTAAAGCATTTTCACAAGGGCGGGAATTGTTCCAAAGTAGGGATATTGATGCGGTCTATTGTGATGAGCAATGTTTAAGAGACTTTAAGGGTATCTTTGATGAAATTCAAGCCAGATTGTTACTGAGAAAAGGATTTCTTTCATGGTCAATGACCCCTATAGTTCCACAAGTTGAGTTGGAGGAAAGAATTGAAAATCTTCCGGATACAGATGAAACCTTTTATTTGGACTTAAATGATAATCGAAAATCTAGAGGCGGATATATTGAAGATAAACGTATTGATGATCTAATTAGTGAGTGGCCAGAGGAGATCCGTATTACAAGGGAGAAAGGAAAATTTAGTTCTTATTATGGAACTGTATATCAGGGATTTGATAGGAGTATACATGTAGTTGACCCTTTCCAAATTCCTGATAGTTGGCCCAGATATAGAGGAATAGATTTTGGGTTTGTAAATCCGTTTGTCTGCATATGGGCCGCAAAGGATAAGGATGAAAATTGGTACATTTATCGAGAGTATTATAAGGCTAAAACGGGAATACAGGAACATATTTTCAACATAAAGGAATTGAGCGGAAATGAAGAATATGTTTCTACAATTGCTGATCCTGAAAATCCAGAAAATAGAGAGGAAATGAGAAAAGCTGGTATTCCTACAATTGCAGCGGAGAAATCTATAGCTTCTGGAATTGAAATGGTCCAATCAAAATTGAAGAAAAAACAGAATGGATATCCAAGTCTATTTGTATTTAGTAACTGCAAAAATGTAATACGGGAATTTATTGTTTATTCTTATCCAAAGAATTCAAAATCAGATAAACCGCTGGCGGAAAATGATCACTGCATGGACGTTATTCGCTATATCATTTATACGGTAAGTAAACCAAAGAAAAAAGGACGAATAGTTATTGCGGGATAACCCATCATGAATAAAGAAATGAAAAAAGGTAAAATTGTACTTATTACTGGGTCAGATAAAAAAAGAATTGATAAAGCAAATGCTGAATCAAAGCAGATTAAAGAGATTTACCAATGGAGTATTAATAATGATTTAGTTCCTCCTCCATATGACCCAAAAGGTTTCTTGGTATTCTATGAAAGAAATGCAACTTTCTTTGCAACAGTAAATCAGATTGCAAGAGATGTTGCAGGTCTTGGTTGGGATATTATACTAAAGGATGGGGCTAAAGAAAATAAATCTGAAAAAGAGAAAATAAATGAATTCTTGCAAAATTCTGTGCCGGAGAATTCATTAAGAACATTATTTAACGAGATTCTTATCGATTGGGGAACAATAGGATACTTTGGAATTGAAGTTATACGAAACCTGAAGGGAGAAGTAGCCCAGTTAAAACGTATCCCTGCTTATACGATTCGAGTACATAAATCAAAGAAAAAATTCTGCCAGGTCAAGTATACAAATAAGGTTTGGTTTAAGCAATTTGGTCTAGAAGAAGATATTTCCTATAAGACAGGAAAAGTAACTTCCAATAATGAGGAAAAAGCAAATGAGATAATTTTCTACAAGAATAGTTGCCAGACAAATGATTTTTATGGAGTACCAAATATTCTAGCAGCTCTAGGAGATGTTAATGGGTTAGTTGAATCTTCAACGTATAATCAAGCTTTCTTTGAGAATTTTGGAGTACCTGCATCAATTATCAGATTATCAGGAGAATGGGAAGAAGGATCCGAGGAAATAGTTAAAAAGTTCTTATCCACAGAGGTTAAAGGTTCTCAGAATGGATTCAAATCTCTAGTTCTACGCCAATCAAAGGACTGTGAGTTAGAATTTGATGATTTAAGTCCAAAGCAAAAGGATTCTTCTTTTGCAAATTATCAAAAGGAATGTAAGGAAAATGTACTTGCTGTATATTCAATGCCTCCAGAGCGAGTAGGTATTTCTGTAACAGGTCCTCTCGGAGGAGAAAAGGTAAGAGAAGCAAATCGAATATATAAGCAAGCTATAGTTGAACCTTTACAGTGTGATCTTGAGGACATAATGCAGAAAATCCTTTCTGCACTAGATGTAAGTAATTATTCTTTCAAATTCAAAGATTTAGATCTTACAGATCCGGAGGAAGAAAATAAGAAAGCAGAAAGTATATCAAAGTTAATATCACAAGGAGTTCTTTCAATTAATGAAGCAAGGAAGAAATTAGGCTTATCTTCTGTAGAAGGTGGGGATGTATTGAGAATAAGTGGAATTACAGAAGATATTGGAGTAGTAAGCAATGATGCTAACTGAAAAGCGAAGTAAAAAAACAAACTTCCTTTCTATTATTCGACTACAAAGTAGGAATGAAAAACTCCTTCTTATCGGTATTAAGAAATGGTTAATTGAATCACGGAAGCAAATAATAAAGGATGTTAATTCTTTCTTCAAAGCTGCAGATTTTGTCAATTGGGCTTCTATAGAGGAGAATGGAAGAAATATATTAAATCCCGTAATATTAAATATTTATACAAGTGGAAAAAAACAGGCGAGAAGAATTCTAGAATTACGTGGTGCTTTTGATATTACTTCAATAGAAACAGTAGAAGCATCAAGAAAGATTTGTTCCAAATTAGTAACTGGAATTACAAATGAAACAAGAATTGCTATCACAGAGCAGATTACAGCAGGATTAGCAGAAGGCAAATCTAACACAGTAATTGCTAGAGAATTGAGACCTCTAGTTGGGTTGAATAATAGACAAGCAAATGCTGTAGTAAATTTGAGAAGGGAATTGGAAGGGAAAGGTTTAACTCAAGCTGATATTAATAGAAGGATATCAGCTTATTCCAATAGAAGTTTAATACAAAGAACTAATACAATAGCAAGAACCGAAACAGCACGTGCCCAGCATGCTGGTTACATAGAACAACTGACTAAAGAAAATGTAGCAAGAGTAGAGTATAGTGCTTTTCCGGGCTGTTGTGATGAGTGTACTGAACTAGATGGGAAAGAATATTCAATAACTGAAGGACAAAACTTAATTCCATTACATCCCAACTGTCGTTGTGCGGTTTTACCGGTTGTTAATTTTTAAGAAGGATATAGATATGCGAATCGAACAGATAGAAAAAGGAATTATAGAGGATATTGACACTAAATCACTTCATTCTTTGCGTCTTCGATCTATTCAACTATTTGATAAGTACTTTAGTGATCCCAATATAGATAGGGCAGAAGGTTTAGATTTAAGTAAATCAGAATTGTTGGAAAAGTATTCTATACTAGAATATGAAATGAAGAATCGAAATATATCAATTCCAACAAAGAATATCGACAAAGCTCTATTTTCTTATCGGATGAAAAGGAAAAAAGAAGTAAGTAAGGAAGTTGATATTACTAAACCTTACCCAAATGAACATTCTGCCCGTATAAATAATCCAGATAAATACAAAAGGATACGTAGGGAAAATGATGCTTTTGGCGATGGAATTCATGTATTGTGGGGAATTACAACAAATAATAAAGTAGAGGTTCAGGCCATTCGCTTTGATTCAGATAAGTTTACTGTTAAACAGGCTAAAGATTGGCTGAAAGAAAATAACTATAAACCAATTAGTTTTGAACCTGCAAAGGAAGAAAAATCAAAAATCGCTATTATTTCAAAGCAGAATGAAGAACAAATCGTTTATGGGATTGTTTATGCTCCTAATGAAGTAGATACACAAGGTGATTTCTCAACAGAGGAAGAAATTAGAAAAGCAGCCTATAGTTTTGCCTTAAATGGGTTCAAAATGAAAATAAATCATAGAGGGGGTAGAATTCTAGCGACAGTATTAGAATCTTATCTAGCTCCTTCTGATTTAACTATTGAGGAAACACCTATTCAAAAAGGTACATGGCTTCTTTGTGCAAAAATTCATGATAAAGATATTTGGAAGAAAGTGAAAGAAGGAGAAATTACTGGATTTTCAATGGCCGGTATTGCCGAAGTTGAATAAAGATTAGAACTCAAATTAGTTTGAGGAGGAAATATTAACATGAGGAAAGACAGACATGGAAAACTTGTAGATATGGATATTGATGAGGTTAGTGTAGTAACTAAGCCTGCCAATAAACGGAAGTTTTTATTCTATAAAAACACGGAAGAATTGGAAAATGCAAAACCAATGTTTGAGAAGGAAAGTGAAATAGATCTTGAAATAACCAGCAATGGTACGAGAGAAGGAACAATCTTGAAACTAAACGGAACAGTTGTTCCTACTCCAGAAGCTATTTGGTTTTCTCTTTACGAAGTATATGAAAAACCTGGTACTTATCGTGTAGAAGCCAGTTATACCCAAAAAGAAAATGTGGACGGGATTGAAGTCTCTCAAACATATATGTTACGAAAGGAAAATACAATGATAGACAGTATTATAGATCAACTTAAAGAGATGTTCGGAAAAGATTTTGAAGTCGAACAGGTAGAAAAGAATGAGGAAACTTTGTCTACGCTGATAAAGGCTCTGGAAGTAACCGATAGTTATAAATCTGATTTCCCTGAAGAACTTGGGAATGCTCTTACTATACTTGCCAAGTATGCCCTTAGTGGATACGTAGTAGAGAAGGAAGTTGAGCAGAAGCCTGAGGACGAGGGAGCAGAAAAGCAAGAATCCGAGGATGAGAAACCTGAGGAAGCAGAAAAGCAAGAATCCGAGGAAGAGAAACCTGAGGAAGATACGACTAATGCTACTGAAGTAGATAAGTCAGCGGAAATCATGGAAGGTGTATCCAAAGTTGCAGAATCAGTTTCAACAATTTCAAAATCAATCGAGAAAATAACTGAAGCAATTGGCAATTTGGAGGAAAGAATAGAGACAGTAGAAAAGACTGTTGGAACAAGTAAGCAAGTAACTGAGGATGAGGCGCCAGAATTTGTGGATCCTTATCCCAGTTTAGGTTAAAAAGAAAGGAATTTACATCATGTATAGTAACAAGAAACTTCTGAGTAAAGCTCGAATGGTCGAGAAATTAACTTCGATTTCGGGCACACTGGTTGCTGAGGAGGCTGATGCGTTTATTACTTCCTTGGTCGATCAGTCAGTATTGAAAAATAACTGCCGCATTATCCGAATGGATGGTGAGAAGAAAAATGTTCGGCATATTGGTTTCGGTTCCGGTAGATTTTTGAAACCGGCAGATTCGTTTAGTTCTTCAGATTATAAAACTACTTTTGATGATAACAAAATTGAACTGAACACCGAACATTTCCGTGGCGCTTATGCCATTTACGATGCTGATCTGGAAGATTACCGTGTAATGTCTGCAGAGGAATTTAAGACAACAGTTATGAACCTTATTGCGAAGCAAGTAGCCAATGAACTTGAGGAGATTGCATGGATTGCTGATGCTCACTCTTTGGGTGGCTTCTCTGATTCAGATGCAAGAAGTAAACTTGATGGGTGGAGATATCAAATTACCCACAGTGGTTCCGGCGAAACTTATGAGAATGATGTAACCGGTTCTGCTGTTATTCTTGATGCTTCTCTGGGTTCAGGCCATTCTACAGATTTTGATAAAGCAGGCGGGATCTCTGTATGGAACGACAGCATCAATGCTTATGAGCATAAGTATCACAAAATGTATAAGAATTGGCCCAACGAGTATAAAGGAATTGATCTGTCCAACCTTAGATTTTGGAATCACGGGACAGTTACAGCAGATTATTCGGAAGCCGTTGGCGGAAGAGCTACAGGTCTTGGCGATAAAGCACTTCAGGAAGGTAATATTCGGGTAGCTGCTGGTATTCCTATTGTTGATGCCAATAAAATGGCAATTACACTTGATGAATCAGGTGTGCTTGGTGGAGGTTCTTATACAGATGTTCTTTTGACCCCAGCCAAGAACTTAGTTATGGGAATCCAAAGGAGACTTACAATTGAGCCCGATCGAGATGCTGCAAACGAAAGAACTCTGTACTTCTTCAGTATTAGAGTTGATTTCAAAGTTGCAGATGTACGGGCCTGCGTACTTTGTAAAAACTTAACGTATTGACGATAAGTATTTGTAGATAAAAGAGTTAGGGGGCTTTAATTAGTCCCCTAACCCTTCCCTTTATGTGAGAAATGTAAGATGTATATTATTCGTAACAATGGAGAAGGTGTAAGTATAAATATTCCTTTAGGGATAAACAAGACAATCTTTTTTCCTGAAAACGGAGTGATTAAGACAAATAATAAGGATTTAATGTATTGGATTGCAAATGAAGCAGAAGTATCAGTAAAAGTAAGAGATGCTTTTCCCGGGGAAGTAGAAACTAATCTAGTTGATTTTCAAAGGGAGGAAGAAAGAAAAGTTGAACTAGAAGAGAAAGCTGATTTAGCTGAGTTGGAATATTTAATTAATTGGATTGGAGTTAAAGCATCTATTTCAATTCTAAAGAAAGAAATTTATCAATCTTAGAATTATAAGGAGAAATGATATGTATATAATTCGTAATAATGGGAAAAGAATAATAGTAGAAGTAAAAAATGTAGGGGAAATCTATATTAAATCTGATCAGGTTATAAAGACCCGTAATAAAGAAATTGCAGAAGTATTTTCTAATTATAAGACACCGAAGGGGATTAAGCCTTTTTCAGTAATTGAAAGGGCGACTCTAGAAGACGAAGTAGAAACAAACTTACTTTACTCTACCATTGAATCAGAAGTATCTACTCTTCTAGATGAGTCAAAAGAGGAAGAACCAGATGTTCCTTATCATGTACAACTGCAAGAAAAATTACAAAAAAAGAATGAACCTGAAACTTGTCAATGTAGTCCAGAGTGTAAAGAAAAACCAATAAAGGGTAAACGTTTTGCACACGGGCACAAAAAGAAGAAGGATGAGTAATAATGGGTAATTATATTTCAGCTACAGATGTAAATAATTGGCCGGATGGATATACCACTGCCCAGAAAGACGCAGTTATAGAAAGGGTGGAGAGCTTAATCGAAAGGGTTACTGGGGATTACTTCTATGAGAAAAGTGAAGTTTTGAAACTGGATGGAAACGGTAGTAATAGGATATTTACAGGCAGAGCTCCTGATTTGCTTAGTATAAGTTCTATCACTGCCTATGGTACTTTAGTACCTTCAAGTGTGTATACTTTTGATGCACATTCGATTTATATGGATCCAGAATTAATTGTTGAAGATCCTGTTCTTGCAGTTGAATACTGGCATCTGTGGCCAAAAGGGAAGAACAATATTGTAGTTACTTGTACTATAGGTTGGAGTTCTACCCCAGAAGCTATTAAGAATGCAGCAGTTATTTTAGCTGAGGCAGAAAATGATAGTACACTATATTCTCGCTATAGTATGAATCAATCTGAGAGCACAAAAGATTATTCTTTCAAAAGATCTGAAAGATTTATGACAGGAGTTCTGGAAGCAGATAGGATTTTACATTGGTACGTCAAAAGAGTACCACAACTTTGGGCAGTTTAACATGCGACACTTATACAATCAAAAAATAGATGTAATTAGAATTACAAGAACTGATTCTGCCTTAGGTCCAGTAGAATCTGAAAGTACTTTACATAGTGACCTTCCTTGCCGTTGGATTTGGACACGAGGAGAAGAAAGAGTTGTTACAGGAAGAACCGGCAGGGAAAAAGAAGCTACTATACTTTGTGCAGTTGTAGATATAACAGCAAAGGATAGAATTATCTATAATTCTGTTACTTATGAAATTTTTAGTGTTTTGAAACACGACGAATTTCAAAATCAATATTTGGAGATATCTGTCGGAGTTCTGCAGTAATGCCTATTCGAAAAGATAATACTAGAAAACTTTTGAGTAAAATTGACGCAGAAATTCAAGATAGATTTCTTAAATCTGCTTTATTGGTTGAGCGCGATGCAAAGAGAAATTGTCCTGTCAAAACAGGAAGATTGAAAAGAAGTATTTCTCATATTATAGAGAAAGATAAAGCAATAGTTGGAACAAATGTAGAATATGCAAAATATGTAGAAGGGGGAACACGTAGGATGGCAGCACGGCCCTTTTTGCGCAAAGCATTATTTGACAATATTCATAAATTAAAACGTATATGGGGAGCTAAATAGTGAAAGCACTATTCAATGCTATCTACAGTAAATGGAATTCTTCTGTAAAGGATAGTGTATCAGGAATTACCTGTAAACTATACAATACAGAAGCTAATCCAGATGCTTCTTATCCGTATTGCGTTATGACAATAGTTTCTGATGTCGAAAACGGAACATTAACAGAAGTAATTGAGGATAATTTAATTCAATTTGCAGTTTATGATGACAGTTCTACGGCGGAGAATGTTCTAGATATATTTGAAGCAGTAAAATCTGCATTTGATTTTGAAGATTTAACTGTTACGGGATACAAAAGCATAGGAACAGACAGAGTAGGCGGAGCAAATCTTACTAAAATAACCGAAGAAGGTTCAAACTATTGGCAACTAATCTGTCAATATCGAATTAGAATTGAGGAAAATTAAAAGGGTATTTTAAGCTATGAGTGCAAGAGAAAAGCACTTATACGGGATGTATGTACCCCTAAAACAGTGAGAATAACCCTTTATTTTTGAAAGGAACAGTAATATGGCTAATGCAGGATATAAGGGAAGATTGTACATAGATGATGTTCAAATTGGTGGAATAATGAATTGGAACTATTCCGGTGAGGAAAGAGAACTCCATGAGGATAGTCCACTTGGACAGGAACATCACAGTTTTACTCCAGGCCAGTATGAAGGAGGGGAAATTACTTGTAGTGGTAATTGTTTGCTTGATTCTGATACTGGTCAAAAAACCACTTTACGTGATGCATTTAGAAATGGTACTAAGTTAACCAACGTTAAGTTATACTACGACTATGACAATGAGTATTATTTAGAACCAGATTCTTCATTAAGTCCCCCTTCGGGTGTTTACGTTACTAAGTATAATGAGGTAGCACTCGATAAAGGAGGACTTGTAACTATTAGTATCACAATGAAGGTTGAAGGCAGAATGAAAGACAGTTCGGAGAGTTAATTGTAAAGGGGAGACAACGTGTCTCCCCTATATTTCTTAACCCTTTAGAGGAGAAATGATATGTTCGATTTTAGTTCAAAGAATGAAGGAAAATGGTTTTATTTTGATCCTACAAATGAGGAAGCAGGTGGAATTTACATTCGAGTTTTGAATGCAGAAGTAGCAAATAAAATTTTCAAATCAACTACTAGGGAACGGAAAGATATTGTTGTCAATAATAGGTTATTTGAAAAACGTATCGGCGATGATGAGGCTGCTTATGCAAGACTCATTGATTATTGTATTGTAGATTGGAAAGGTGTATCCCTTGATGGAGAACCTCTAGAATGTACTACTCCTAATAAAGTAAAAATCATGCGTAAAAGTGTTACCTTTTCTAGATTCTATGATAAATGTATGGAAGAATTGGAGGAAGAAGTTTCTAGTTTGGAGTCAGCCCGAGTAAAAAATTAGAAAATGCTCTCCGTTCTCAGATTGAGGATTGGGAGGGCATATGTAGAGAATGTAAAGAACTTTGGGGAAGGATAAACAAACCTACACCTTGTGATACCTGTTCCATTGATAAAACCTTTAGTAATGTATTTCCATCTAATGAGGAAATTCTTAAGTTTTATAATATTTTACGGAGTCAACTTATAGTAAGTGGTTTAGGCGAACCAATAGCATTAAATTTCCCTGCTATTGAATCGGTTCTCAATATTTACGGAGTAGAACCCGAAGATCGGCCATACTATTTTGAAAATTTACTTCTTTGTTATAAAATTGAAAAAGAAGTAGCAGAGGAGATGCGAAACCGTTCGATAATATATGAAGGAAAGAAAAAATGAACTTCCTATCTGCAAGTGTAGAGATTGATGTAAATAAAGAAGAAGCACGGAGAGAAGTTACTGAAATTCAATCTCATTTCAAAAGAACAATAGAAAAGATGGAAAGACAAGCTCGTTCTATGTCTACAACTGTAGGAAGAGCTTTTAGGTCCATGGCTTCTGGAGCAATTGGAGCTTTTCAATCTATAGTTAGAAAAGCGAGATGGGCAGGACTTGCTATCGCAGGAATATTTGTAGCAGCAGTTCGAAAAGCAGCTATACAAGAAAAAGCTTTAGCCAATCTTGAAATTGTTTTAAGGTCGACCGGGCACGCTGCTAATTTAAGTAAGAAAGAACTAGTAGATTTTTCTAGAGAATTACAAAGAATGACAATCTTTGGAGATGAAACTATTCAGAAAGTACAGGCTCTGTTACTGACGTTCAAAGATATTAAAGGAGATCAATTCAAAAGAACTACAAGAGCAATTTTGGATATGTCAGTAGCTATGGCTGCCGTAAATGGAACATCTGTTGATTTGCGATCCGCTACAATACAACTAGGTAAAGCACTAAATGATCCAATTGCTAACCTTGGTGCTTTATCTCGTGCAGGAGTTCAATTTACCGAAAAACAGAAGGATATGATAAAAACGTTATGGGAAAGTGGGAGAAAAACAGAAGCTCAGCGTATAATTCTTGCGGAACTTGAATCCCAATTCGGCGGAATGGCAAGTGAAACTGATACTCTTATAAGTAAACTGGAACAAATGAAGAATGCAGTTGGCGATGCCGCGGAAGCATTTGGTGAACCCTTTCTTGATCCTATAAAAAAAGCTGCTGATGCAATTAGGGATTGGGCAATAGAAAATGAAGAGAAAATAAATAGATGGGCAAGAATTCTTACCGAAAAAGTTGATCACGTTATAGAAAAAATTAAAGATTTATATCACGTGTTTGAAACAGAAGGATTTAAGGCGGGAATGGATATTGTTGGAAAGGAAGTAAGCATACTTCTTGCTGGGATTGTTGATTCTTTTGCAATTGCAGGTATAGCAGCAGGTAAGGCTTTTCTACGGGGATTAGGATTTGGTAAACCAAGTTCTAAAGAAATTTTTGAGCGTTGGGCTGAAGAAAGAGGTTTAACTCTAGAAGAAGCTAAGAAAAAAGGTACGTATATGCCCCCGGATGTTCGTAAACGGATAGAGCGGGAGCTTGTGCTAGAACAATTGCAGAAAGAAATAGGTGCAGTGGAATTACTAGGAGCCGTATGGAAGCGTACTGGAGAAAAAATGAGGGAGGCTATTCCTCCAAGACCTACAGTAGAACAAAAGAAATGGGAAGTACCGGATGCTAAATGGTTTGATGTTACTGCTCCTTTAAGTTTTGAAGGCCTCAATGTACAAGAACAAATTCAAGATGTTGAGAAAGCAAAAACAGAAAGTTATAATAGGTTGCAGGAATCTGGCGAACAGCTTCAGGAACAATTTAGGAAAGGAACAGAAGGTACAACTCAACATACTATTGAACAAACTCAAAAACAAGAGGAAGCTTATGGAAGAATGTTTGAAGCACTCATGGAAAAATCTTCAGAATATTATGATAAAAATAAAGAAGCAGCAGAAAAAGCAGAAGATGCAAGAGAAGAAGCAACCAATGCCATTTCCAGAATGTATGATGAAGTACAAAGTAAAGCAGAAGGTTATTATGATTGGGAAAGAGGAGTTATAGAAGTTCAAATTGACTCCTTTAGAAAAGCTATCGAACAAGCCGGAATGATGTCCCCTGCTATAGATGCACTTATTCAGAAGTGGGAGGAGTATAAATTAAAACAAATCGAAATTCGAGAAAGTGCCTTTGCTGCACTTATCCAGCCACTCGAAGAGTGGGGAGAAAGAGCAGGAAATATTTGGGAAAGAATTGGCGAGGCAGCTACTTCTACTTTAGACAATGTTACCGATAAACTTGTTGATATGATAAATGAAGGAAAAGCAGATTGGAGAGAATTAGGTAGAACTGCTTTGAGAGCATTGGAGGAAATTCTAGTTAAAGTAACAATGATAAAAGTTGCAATGGGAGCCCTTAATTTATTTGGAGGACTTTTTGGAGGACTTTTTGGTGGAGTTATGCCTGCCCCAACAGCATGGCCGGGCCAAACCGCTGCGTTAGCTCATACTGGTGGAACCGTAGGTGCATTAACTCAGAAAAGAAAAGTAAGTCCTCTCGCTTTTATAGGAGCAGAAAAATATCATGAAGGTGGTATTATTGGTTTGGCGGCAAACGAAGTTCCTATTATTGCAGAGAAAGGAGAAAGGATTCTTAAAAAAGGAGAATCTGCTCCTTCTATTAATGTCCAAGTGATTGATAATTCAACGAGAATGACTCCAGTAAGGCAAAGAACAAACTTGACTAAAGAAGGGATTCTCCAAATTATTCTGGAGGACCAAAATAATCCTAATGGAGTCCTCCCTAAGATGGGTTAAATATGGCAAATGCTTTAGTATTACCGGAGACAGAACACACTTGGAGCGAATCTCCTGTATATGATCCAACGTTAAGAACTCTTTTCAGTTCAGGAGATGAAGCAGCAAGACTAATAGTTGAATCTGAGGATGTTTACTATGAAGTAAATCTAACAGTAAAGTATATGACACTTTCCCAACTTATTGCTCTAGAAAATTGGGAAAAAGAAATTCTTATTGGAAGTGATACTTTTAGCTTTACTGATTGGAATGGAAACAATTGGACAATGATTTTGATGGATCAAATTTCCTATGAAACAGTGAAAGCAAAAGAAACTTTATTCAACGCTTCAATAAAGATGTATGGGAGAAAAAATTAAATGCCTATAGAAAATCTTCCTGAAGAATACTGGATCGAAAAAAATAAATTAGACCAAGGAGCTGCTTGGGTTTGGCTCCTCGATATTACCCTAACTGATGATACTACTTTTCATTTTGTCAACAATCCGACAGCTATAAAATATCCAGAAGGCCAATCTGGCGAAGTCGAATATACTCCTTTAGATTTTGCTATTGGGAATTTGGAGGATAAAAAAGGTGGGAATCTTGAGAGAACTATCTCAATTACAAATGAAAAACTAGTTGGAACACTACTTCCTTACTTTAAGGATTATAAGGGCTTAGTGGGAAGTACAGTTATTCTCACACCACTAAATACTGATTTTCCCGATATTGATTATTCAAGTAAAGCTGAAGAGTACGAAGTAATGTCTTCAACTATTATGGAGAAAAGAATAGATGTTCGACTAGGAACAGTTAATCCGTTAATGGATAGTATCCCGTCCCAAACTTATTTCGGAAAATTTTGTCGTTATTGTAAATATTTCAAACAGCCTCCATGCAATTACTCAGGAGAAGAAACTTCCTGCGATGGGACACTTAAAAGATGTAAAGAACTTGGCAATGAAGCCAGATGGGGAGGATTTATTTGCTTAACTCCAAAAGCGGTTAGATTTTGCTAATTTAAGTGCTTCTTTAATACTACCCCTATTATGATATACATTTTTAGTTTTTTCCATTATACGGGATGTCAGGGCCCTTAAATACAAAGATAGAGAAGGAGAAATGAATAATAAGGAATTATATTCTGATTTAATTGGTAAACCATATATTGATGGGGAAAGGAATTGTTGGACGTTTGTAAAAGAAGCTGCTGAAAGAGTAGGTATTTTTCTTCCAGATTACTCCGTTCCTGATAACCATGAAGAGTTAACTTCACTCATTAACTCGGAAAAACACGCCTATAAGAAGATTAACAAACCAGAACCTCACTGTTTGGTTTTATTCCGAATCCCATACCCTCGTAAAAGACTTGGTTGGCATGTAGGTTTTATGATTGATAATACTCACTTTATTCATTGTACACGAAGAAATGGAGTAAACATAACTTCAATCAACAACCCACTTTATTTTTTGTTGCGTGAAGGTTTTTACAAATGCAAATCATAATTCAAAAAAATCCATTAGACCCAAAAGAAAGAGAAATTATTACTACTCCTTCCAATGGGAGAACTGTGGAGGAGATAATTAAATCTTTTGATTTTCTAGATATAGAAAAAACAAAAGCTCATGTAAATGGATTTCCTCTCGAAAAATTCCAATATGAACTTTGGGTAACAGCAGAGAATGATTTAATTACTCTTGTTCCGGAAGTGGAGGATCCTATATCATTAGGCTTCGCCTTATCTAATATGTTATTTACAGGGGCAACAGCAACTTTTCTTGGTGGAATTGGTTTAAGCGCAGCTATTGGTTACGGAATGTATGTAGGAGCCGGAGCATTAATGCGTGCACTAGGACCAAAGCCTGAGGAACAGCCTGATATTTCTGCTTCTCCAACATATAGTTTCAATCAAAGAACACTTCAACAAGAAGGAATAAAAGTTCCAAGAGTGTACGGAAAAATTCTTACTCCGGGCAATGTAATAAGTTCTTGGACTGTTACTTCGAGTAAAACTGAAAGGTTAAAAGGTGTAATAGCATTAGGTCGAGGTCCTCATAAAGGAATAGTAGAAGGGAGTATACGAGTTAATGATCAGGTTGCGGATAACTTCCCTGGTTTTACTACTTATGAAAGAAAAGGCACGATTGAACAGACGGCAATATTTAGTGAGGAAAAAGTTGAATTTCGTCCAAATCGAGAAGTAAAGAATTCTAAAGGGCCGGTAACTTGGACAACTCCACATAATAATTTTGATAAATTAGAAATTACTCTAGAGTATTCAGGATATTACTATGATAAATCAGGGGCTTTGACAACTCCCGACGTTGATATTCAAATTGAAATTAGTGAGCATGGGAAAAACGATTGGCACAATTTAGTCAATGGCTATGAAGTTTCTTGTCATCCAACCAAGAAATATAAGACATGGGTAAATACTGGAAACTATTATGGCGGAAGTCCTGTAACAATTGAAAATGGAAAGTCCTACGATATTAGAGTTACAAAGAAGGATCCTGACAGAAATGAATCAAACTGGAAAAATTATATCGGCATTCACTCTATTCGAGAAGTTCATGATATTGCGTTCAAACATCCTGAAGTAGCTCTACTGGGATTTTCAGCTTTGGCTTCTGAACAATTGAACGGAAGTCTTAAAATCACTTCTGTTTCAGAAGGCAGAGTTATGCTTGTATATGACGGAAGTTCTTGGAACATAGAATACTCCAATAACCCGGCTTGGACAATTATTGACTTACTTTGTCGCCCAGTAATTAAGGGGAAAGGTTCTCCAGAAGATCCTTATACCGTCGAAAGGTATGAAGGTGTTGATTTGTCAAGAATAACTCCTTATTTGGAAAATTGGTATGATTATGCTCAATGGTGTGATGAATTAGTTGATGATGGGGAAGGAGGAACCGAAAAAAGAATAACATTCAACGGATTATATGATAAAGTAGATAATATTTGGGATGCTATTAATCAAGTTTGTTTTGTTGGAAGGTGTGAAGTTCATCGAAGAGGAATTAATTATGACGTAATAGTGGATAAGAAATGGACTACAGCCCCTGTTCAATTATTCAGTGCAGGAAATATGATTCCCGGAACATATAAAAGGGAATGGATCAGTGAAAAGGAGAAAATCAGTGAACTTGAAGTTACATTCATGGATGAGAAGAATGGGTATGAACTTACTCCTATATCATACGTTAATACACATGTAAACAGTGGGAAGAAGAAAAATCTCAAAGGTTTAGGAATAACTTCAGTATCGCAGGCTTGGAGAACTGCATACTATGAATTAGCTAAAAACCAAGTAATCAATTCTATCACCACTTTTGATACCGATATTGATGCCTCAACTATCTCCAAAGGCGATGTTATTAGAATAATTCCTCCAGAGGAATCGGGCGGAAGAATAGTTGCTTATCATAGTGCAAGTGACATTAACAAAGAAGATGATATAATTGTTGTGGATAGGGATTTAACTGATTCTGATTCAGATACCATATTAGTCAGAATGCACGATCCAGCTACTAATGAGGATGTTGTTGAAACTCATACAATCAAATCAATTGAAAACAATTGGGTTACTATAAATGGTACTTTTACAGTACAGCCATCAGAAGGCGATCTTTACGGATTTATCCCGACTTCCAAACTAGAAGAATTCAGAGTAATTGGAATAACCCATCACGGGGACATGAAACATACTATCCAAGCAGTCGAGTATTCTGATGATGTTTACTTAGGCGATGAAGGAACACCTACTGTACCAATTATCGGATATAATAGTCCCGAATCTAATCCGACTCCAAACTTTACAAAACCCATCTCTCTAAATGATATAAGAACTTTGATTGGTGGAGAGGACATCGAAAATCGAGAGCCTAGTATGGATATTCCTTGGAGGAGTAATCTTGAGTTCGTTAGTAACTATCCTTCCGCCGGTTATGTTAGTTGGAGAAATAAAGATTATGGAGGAGACGATACTCCAATAGTAATCTCCTTTGAGGATGAACATTATGAAATTCCACTGAGTAATACGGATGAGAAATATATTTACTGGGACGTAACTGATCCTGAAGAATTCAAAGTAACAAGTACTTTATCTGATATAACAAATTATCCGGGAGAAAGATGGATAGTATGTGTAAATGATAACGGTACTGCAATTCCAACTGTAAGCATGAGTTCGTTACATGGAGGCTTAATTCAGGCAGGTACGATTACAGCGGAATATGGGCAGATTGCTGATGCAGCAATTACAAGTGCAAAGATTGCTTCGGCAGCAATAACATCCGCAAAGATTGCTGATGCAGCAATAACATCCGCAAAGATTGCTGATGCAGCAATAACATCCGCAAAGATTGGCAATCTCCAGGTTGAGTCTGCTCATATAAAAAATTTGACGGTCGGTACGAACAAGATAGCAAACAATGCGGTGTCTTTTTGGGACGCAAATTCTGAGACTACAGTGGAAGAGGTAGGCGATTCGGCTTACGTTGACATATTGACTCTCACTATCACTACAACAGGAAAGCCAGTGTTGTTAACATTCAACGTCAATTATAGAGCATCTGCCGGTGATGCTAAATGTAAATTCAGAGTTTTGGAGGACAGTACAATATTATTTACATCACCTTACGATTTGTATGTTACTGCTACGGGAGAGTTGAATTTCAACTTCAGCCTGAGAAGAACATCATCTGCCGGCGAACATGTTTTTCATTTTCAATGTAGGGCCGGACCAGGAAGCACAGTCTTATGCAGCGTAAGGTCTATCGTTGCTGTAGAACTTAAAAAATAAAAAAGGGATAGTATGAGATTATCTAATTTAGGTATTTGTGGCGACGGAACCATACTTTATAACCTTTCATTTCTCCGTGGAAGAAGGGCAAGGATGCCTCTTCCATTTACAAACAAAAACTTTAAGAAAAAATTAATTCCTATTGGAACATTTGGCATTTCATCTAACTCATCTGAAATAATTATAGGTTCCAAAGTATCCTCTGAATTAATTGGAACATTTGGCATTTCCTCGTTCAAATCTTCTAGAGTATCCTCTGAATTGATTGGAACATTTGACATATCGTCTTTACACATCCCTTCCCTCCTTACAATCTTTTATTAGGCCCTTTCAGTGCCCGTATAAGTGCTTTTCCTTCCCCGACCCCTAATTTACCCTACCTAATAATAGTTCTTTAATTATAGTACCCTATAACCGCCCTCAGAGGGCCTCAGAAAACTTTTATTTGTACGGTCTATACGGATATAGTGGACATGCCAGATCCGTACAATTTCTAATATCAGAAGCAAAGGAAGAAGCATAACCTATGCACTCAAGACAGAAAGCATTTACTCCAGCTCTAAGACTTCTCCCTTCCATAGCTTTTTCATATTTTTCCTTATGATGTTTTGGTATTTGTTTCAATCGTTCCATAATTTGTTTTTGTTGCTTATTCATCTTTTCCCTCTTATTTTAAGAAGCTGAATGACGTGTCCCGCAAAAGGCCCATAAAGGGCCTTATACGTGCTTGTAAGTGCTTTTCCTTCCCCGACCCCTAATTTACCCTACCTAATAATAGTTCTTTAATTATCTATCCCGTAAAGCCCCTTTTATCACGTTAGATTCGAAGATATAATCTTATTTTGATTAATGTTGATAAAGTTTTATTGTATCCTTTAAAAATCCAAATTTATAAACACCTTCTCGCATCCTTTCCTCAAATTTCTTATAAAGCTGTACAAAGTTATTATACTGATTTGAGTACTGTTTCTTGAATAAAGGTTTTAACTGTGCCCAACCAGCATCCCAGGCCTGTAAGTGCCTTTCGGGATGCTTTTTATGATACTCTTCTCTTTTGGCCATACTGGCCCGTATTAGATTTTGCGCAGCTTCCAAAACAGCTTTTGCATCAGGAGATAAGGGAGTAGATTGTAATAAAGTATAAACGTATCTATCTTTTTCATCCCTAACATCTTGCATCATTTCTCTAAAGGAGTATTTTTCAGCCAGTTGTTTCATCTCACTATTTGATAGGAAGAAGAATTCATTTTTTATGTCCCAAAGTTTTCCTTTGTATTTAACTTGTCGGAGGGAGGATTGTTGACTAAATAGTGAGTATATGATAGCATCATTATTCCATTGTTCATAGTCGGGATGAGAAGTATTATTGGGAGGAGAAGGACGATCATTGAAAGTATACCATTTTACTTGTGGCGATCTTAATCCAGTATAAACTGAAGCACAAAATTTAAAATTTTCTTTACTTACTGGAATACAATTCCCTGCTACTCCAGCTCCTGAAGTGAAATAACCAGAGGTTTTTGCAGTTCCAATATCATGACACGCAAGTTTGTTCAGTGAACCAAAACTTTCTTTATTATATAAATTGGTTGACCCTGTGGAAAGTTTTAGTGCAGAAGATAATCGAGGGGAATCAAACTTTGTAAGTTCAAATTTACTCTGTCTTTTTACCCAACAACTTAAGGATACATTTTTATACTCATGAAAAGTTTTTTTACCTATTTCTACTACTTTTCCTTCTCTTACTTCTCTAATTGGAAAAGTTTTCTTATTTGCTCCTTTTACATTGCTTCGCCATATAACAAAAGTAACGGCCCATGATGCCACTAATCCAATAAAATCATCTGAAGGGAATAGAAATCCTGATACTGATGTAAAATTTGAATACAATTTCTTTCTTAGTTTATGAAAGGATCTATGCGTCATATATTTGGATGGTGCAATAATACCCATTACAATTTCTGTTTTTGGATATTTTTCCTTGAACTGTAAAATTTTGAAAATAAATTGAGCATATAATTCTCCGGCACAACCTCCCATTTTGTTTCTTTTCATTTCAGTGTTTACTTCATTTCCAGTAACTTGTTCTTCCATATCCTTAATTAATCCAAATCGACCTCGACAACCATTACTTCTTCTATAAGGTGGATTAAGTAAAAAGAAAATTTTTCTTCCTTCTTTGAAAGCATTTTTCAAACCTAGAGGAACTCCTTTAGTTCCAGAACCTAATTCACCTATTGTATTTGGTATCGGACACTCACTTAGAAAATCATATTGAAAGATTTCCTTAGCTTCTCGATTATAGCCTGCGGCTTTAATGTCATTAATATCTCCTTGCTCCAACGTACTGAGATATAATTCCTTAAATTTATAATCGCGCGTAAGGTTGGCTGTTCCACAGCAACAATCCCAAACAACCCATTCATTCTTCCAATTT